CGCTAGTTAGGCGTCTTCGCACTTTGCCAGCAGCGAATCTATCGCCTTGTCTACTGCGGCGCCAGCTTTGCCCTTGTTGTCCTTCAACATCGAAGCAAAGAAAGCGCGGTAAATCTGGTCCGTCAGGATGTTGGCTTTGTCGCAGTGCGGGTAGCCGTAGGCGTGCAGGTTCTTCACGCCGGCTGCAATCAATTTGTCTTCCATCGTCGTTCCTCTCTTTTCTCAACCAAGACGCCTAACTTATCGTTATGCGGCCACCACGAATACCAATTCGCGGTCTTTTGCGTCCCATCGCTTTTGATCAATGTACGGACTGCCCCTTGACCGCACTTTGACAAGGTTGGCGTCGCATAGCTCGTCATCGATCCCCTCGTCCGGGCATGGGACGCAAACATCTAGGTCGCCGTACGTCTCAATTGCATTTTGTGCCCGTTCAATCAACTCACTGAGCTTCATCCGAATTTCCTTTTAGGAGGCCCTATACGCCAGCAATGCAGCGGCAAATTCTGCGCCTGTCGCTGGTGTTTCGTTGCGCTGCACTGCAAGCCACGCGGCATCTGCGGCCACGGCAGCATCCCATGCGAGCCGCGCCATCAACCTTGCTGCCCTTGCCGCATCGTCGCTGTCGTTTAGATAGCTCCCGCAAGTGGCGCACCAGTCGTCAAATGTCATTGTTGCTCTCCATAGTCGTCATGCCATCTGCCCACGAGTAATGCCTCGGCCAGCGTAGTCCGCTCCAGCCCCTCATAGTCTCTGACGAGTAGTCGCGTCGGATCTGTATCCGCAAGCGCCTGCCGCAAACTGGACACGCATTTCGCCCATCAGCGTCAGGCCGCGTCGGAACGCTGCGCATCTGCCCGCCTTGCCGGCACCAAGACGCCAATTTCTTGCGAGACATCACTTCTTCTCCAATCAAAGCGCCTAACTTGGCGCTCCATCGGACGCCCTGCGGGCGCCGATGATCTTGTCGTTAGGCATCACCAAAGACGCCCCAGGCCGTGCGTTGCAGCTTCTTCGCGGCTTACTTTGCGCACGCGAGAAAGCTCCTTCATGTAGCTTGGAGTCCCGGGCCACACCTTCACAACTATTTCTTTGCCGCCTTGGTAAAAGTCGCAGTCCGCAACGAACACGGCGGTTCGCCCGCACAGACTGCGGCTCATCAAGTTCAGCACGCCGCCCCAGCACGACAAATAGAACTCTTCCGCGTCGGCGCGAATCTCCAGAACGTCGCCCCGCTTGGCGCTGTACCGGATGCCGTGGAAATCTTCGGTGTAGTTCATTGGTTCTCCAAAGGGCGATGCCTAACTGTCGCTTCAGGCGGACGGCCTACGGCAGCCGCTTAAGCTGGCGTTAGGCTCCCACCACCACGGCCCTCACATTGGGTCCGGAGTAGCTGTGTTCATTGGTCACAACGCATTCGCTCTTGATGCGCCGGCCCGAGGCTCGAAGAGCGCGCAGGTACTCGCCGGCGGCCCGTTGTGCGTTATCCGGCGTCCCGTAGAACAGCACCGAGAACCACCCGCGACCATCCGCACCAATCGTCTGCCCGCACGCTCCGGGCCCGCCTTGGTCTTCATAGGTCAGGACGGCGCCTACTGCGTGCGAGCTGACCTCGCGCGGCGTTGCTTGTGTTGTCATCGTTGCTCTTGTAGCGGCGCCCACCAACCGCCCCACTCGGCCGGCGTTAGTCGGTCGGCGTGTAAGTACTCGTCAGGCCGGCAGCACTTTAGCGGTTGCGTCGCACAGCTGGCAAAGTGGCTGTGTAATCCATCGTATCTCCTTTGCATGTACGCTCGCACTGATGCCTAACTTATCGTTATGCGGCCACCACGAATACCAATTCGCGGTCGTCTGCGTCCCATCGCTTTTGATCAATGTGCGGACTGCCCCTTAACCGCACTTTGACACGGTTGGCGTCGCATAGATCGTCATCGATGCCCTCATCCGGGCAGGGAACGCAAACATCTAGGTCGCCGTGCGCCTCAATTGCATTTTGTGCCTGTTCAATCAACTCACTGAGCTTCATGCGAATTCCCTTTTAGGCCCTACGAATCACCGCCGCAATGCGTTTAGCCCAGTCTGCCTGCGCGTGGTAGAGGTCTGTGTTTTCGCTGCCCCACGGGTAGTTGCGCCGAGCGTGTTCGTCGGCAATCTTGGCGCACCGCCCGCGCTCTGCGGCCGCGGCAGCATCCCATGCGCGCCGCGCCATCAACTTTGCCGCCCTGGCCGCATCGTCGTTGTCTTTGAGATAGGCCCCGTCAGTGGCGCACCAGTCGTCGAATGTCATTGTTGCTCTCCGTTAGGCGTCAGGATGCCGCCGCAAGTTAATGCGGTGCTTGCCGGTTTGGCCGGTGAACGCGTACTTGATCGCAAGCCAAACACTATGCGCCCGACTAATGCCAAATCCGCGGCACGTTCCATAAACGTGCAGTGCGCCTTTAACTCGTAGCGCCATCGCTATTTCTTTTTCTCCGCGGTGCGCTGCATGCGATAAAGCTGCGCGACTGCCCACGCGTCGCGCGCTCGCTCTACAAGCTCATCCTGCATCAGCTCCCCGGTCGGATCGCCCAGCGCAACGCGCAATTGGAACAGCACCCACAGCTCGCCCGCTTCCTTGTCAGTCAATTTGGTCACTATCTGCCCTTGTTTGTCCATGTACGGTTTAACTGCTGCCTAACGCTAGTTAGGCATCACCAAACCGCATTCACCCACCGCAACCGCCAGGCATGCGGAGGCACGCTCATCTGGTACACGGTGCCTCGGTCGTCGTCGGCTACGGTGCGGAACCAAAGGCGCTTATTGCTGGCCCATTTAAGTTCTTTCGCACATTCAGCTTTTGCACGCTCCTGCGTGTTGTATGGCCCGCCAATGCGTTGCCATGCCTCTACGTTGCCGTCCACGCCTTCGCGCCTAGCCTCTGCATACCATCCGCGCATCTTGTTCCTTCCGTTATGCCCTTGCATCACGCAAGCCGTGTGCGTATCCGGCCTCGTACTCGTCGTCGCCGCGCCTGCGCTGCTGCCAGTCGTTCCAGCAGCGGGTGTGCATGTACAGGTTCTCTTCCGTGTCGCCCGTATCCAGCGTCAGGCGCACTTCCGGCTCGTGCGCAACGTGGCCGCTGTAGTGCATCTGTTGGCCGCAGTACCAGCATCGCACCGGCCTAACTAGCGTTTCGAGCCGACCCGCGTCGGCGGGTGGCACCTGTGCGTCTTCATGCTTCATCTGCGCCTCCTTGGCGGCTCAAACTATCGTTAAACGCCTGGTTCGCGCACACGGTCAAGCCATTCCCGCAGCCGCTTCGCGCCTATGCGCTGGAGCTTGGCTTTTTGCTCTGCGGTTAGCCGCACCGGCACTACCCCCAGCCTTTTGTCTGGTGGCAGGGCCGGGCGGCCCGGCTTGCGCTTGTCGTCGGTCACACTTTTTCCCCGTTGTTGTGCAGGTACTCGCGACGCTCGCCGATGTTCCTGATTTCTGCCGCGCGGCGCAGCATGCGGGCGCGGGCCTTCGTTTCGCTGTAGCGGTTGCTTTGGCCCAGCAGCACCCACGCGCGAAGGCTTTGCTCCGCATCGTGATCCAGTTGGTCAGCCGCTTGGGTGAGCCACTTGGCGCTGATCGTGAGATGCTGCATGTTGTGCTCCGGCGCGTTGTCGATGTATTGACTGTAATACCGCAACGCGGCCTAGTCAAGAGGTTTCTGTAATACCGCGGCGGCGCGCGGGGTTTCTCGGGCGCCTAAAATCGCAGCGTCGATGGCGGCGTCGAGGTTTACTCCATACATCCCCGCCACCACACAACGCCATCGCCAGCTCCGCAGCCACCGATACCGCTCCGCATCCGCCCGCAGCGCATCGCGCTCTGCCTCTGCGCGTTCGGCGCGGGCTTTCTTGCGTGCCGCCTTGGCGCGCGCCACAAAGTCTTTGTGCCGCGTTGTGTAAAGAGCGTCCTTGCGTTTGGCGAAACGCTCGTGAATTGATGCGCACACATTCCACGCGATCGCAGCTTCAAGCCAGCCGTTGATGCGGTGTGGCGTGGTCATTTCGTCTCCCTCTCTGCCCGCAGCGCATCGCGCTCTGCCTCTGCACGTTCAGCGCGCGCCCGCAGCCCGCTCCGCTCGCGGTCGGCCGCGTCAAAACAATGCTCTGCACGTTCAGCGCGCGCACGCAGCTCGCCCCGCTCCCGGTCAGCCGCCTCAAAGCACTGACGCATGGACGCCAGCTCTGCTCGCAGCGCACTGACCGATTGCAATAGGGTCTCGTTCATGTCTGCCCCCCCCCCTAGAACGGTATATCGTCGGCCATGTCGGCCATGTCGGACACCGGAGGCGTTTTGACTTGCGGCCGCGCTTCCTTGGGCTTCACGGCGAGCGACATAAACGCTCCTCGCTCGCCCTTCTTAATCCACGCGCTCAGCCAGTATTCCTCGCCGTCTA